GTATCAGCCGACGGACGGAAATCATGCACTCCAAGCAGAAGTTCTGCTTTGAATGATGTGGTCATTGCTTGCGTAATAGCCATGTTAGGCTCCTTTATTCATCTAAAAGTTTAACAAACTCAGGATGTCCTGCTTTCCTGAACTTAACAGCCAATGTCGTATGATGCGACTTAATGGCTTCCTTCATATAAAACACCAAAACCTGACGGATTTGATTTTTAAACGCCTCTGCTTGATCCCGAATAGCAGGATGCGTCTGCGAACCTACAGAAATAATTTTGTCCAAGGCTCGTTCTGCAACTTCTTCTGGCGTAAAACCACGACCAGAAGTTGTTAACACTTTGACTTGACTGCCCCCTAAAAGAAAGGCTACTTCGCTCATTGTGCTCATCGGACTGGATACCTCGCTTGTTCGGTTCTGTACATGTCTTGACGGTCTTTACCTTCACCAAGTTGTTTCAACATAGCAAGTGCTTCATTATAACGGGCAACATAGTTGTCGTTAACATCTTTCTCACCCTTCATAAACGCATAGGCTTCTAACAATGACCCATAAAGAAGAGCGGAATCACAGTTAGTACCAAGCCAAGTTGTACCCGATGTAACAATAGACGCTGGATAGGCGTAATAAAGCAACTCCATAGTGTAGTCTGCGTCTGGAGTCGGCCCTAAAATAAACGAATTCTCATCAAAAATAGCGTAATGAGTAGGAGCACCTGTGTCGGTAATTATTGGAAAAGACTCCCGTATAAACTCAACATCTTTATTTAGCAAGTAATCGTAACTTCCATCAGCATTAATTCGCGCTAATGAGAATGTAGAAAGCCAATCTATAGGCGTGGCTAAGAACCTATTACCCGTCGTACAACTACCTGTTACGTTCTCTCTTGAGACCGGGAGTTGAACGCTGTTATAAATCCTCTGCTCAGCCTGACGGATGAACGTATCAACCTGATCTTTTGTAAGAAAAGACGTGGTTGTAGCAGTGGTAGTGGCGACCACCGTATCTGGGAAATTATTCTCAGCGTAGGCTTGTATGGTCTGAAACAGCGTTGAGTAGTTCACAACTTACCCCAATTTTTTACTAGAGTTAGTGCCTTTTGTAGCCGCCCCAGTACCCCGAGTCTTTACAGTCTGTGTGTTCGGAATATTATTGGGGTAGCCGTTATAACCAAAAGACGCCTCATCACCTTTTACGGCAATACTGCCCTTGGCTACTGCGCTCGACCCCGGCCTATCTTTTTGGGGCTTAACGTACTTGTTGTCATCTTTTGCCATGATTAGATCCCTGTCTTTTTAGACGGCGCACGCATCGGACTACGCTGATTCATAACTTTAGCCATGTTCCGACCATATTTCATCATGTCGGCGTTGGTTTTACCACCAGCCCGCATTTTCTTTACACCGTGCATTTTTTTCTCGTGGGACTTGACTTCAGCCCTAGCCACCCTTTTCATTGCTGTCTTTTGCATTTTTTACTCCTATGTAGTTGTTACAGTTACAGTCCCTACCTCCCCGTCCCCCACCAGAAAATTCTGTTGGAATGGGAGAAGTAGAGGGTTATAGAATCCTACCGGGTTCCACCCCCACGCGACAATCCTACTACCTTGGGTTGGCACCCCATAACCCGCTTCAGTTGGGCCACCATCGGGATTTGTTTCCAAACCATTAAGACCCGCTTGAAGATACGTAGTATCAGGCCGAGGCTCACGAACGGCTTGAGGGTCGTACACAGGGTACATACCCAAAGATAACTGCGGCTGATCTGGCTCCCAACATTCATGACAAACCTTAATATCTACGTTTTTGGTCTTTATAACTAGCCGTCTGAGATCTTTTAGTTTGAACCGAAATCCGCATCGGTCACACTGAGAAATCGCAAATTTGCCAGACGAAAACTTATTACCCATTAATACCCGCCACCCGTAACAAACATGTTGCGGGGCACAAATCGTACAGATGCTTTCTCACGGTCTTCACCAGAGGCCAACATCCATTGTTCCTCATATGCCATTTTCAGCATATCTAGCCGTGACGCCCCTTCAGGAATCTTCATGGCTATGTAATAGGCCAGCCCAGCCACCATACAGGGCAGTAGACGGAACGGAATATCTTGGGTATTGATGCCATTACCCGCATCCTGAATCCGGCGTAAACGCCAGTAAACAAAGGTATAGACAGGACTAGCCGCCGTACCTTGATCTGGGGCAGGCCAGACGTTGATATTTGGCAGTTCAGGAGCGGTGACTGTGGCTCCAGCCGTATGAGGGGCTGCGGTGGTTCCATTTTGACCACGCAGACAATTTAACAATTGGGTCGAAGTCGTATTCGTGTAGTTGATTGTTTCAGCACCAATCGTCACGTAACCCGTGGCGGGAAGGCCAACCGTGGAAGAAAGGGTAATAGTCGTGTCAGTAGCGGCAATGTTTGCGGCTAGGGTTAACCCTGTCTTTCCAATGCTCCCAGACTGTCGATCTACCCATACCTGAATGGGTCGGCCTTGTGTAATTTTGTTAGGGATAGTTGCATAAGTTGAGACCGAGATTCGGGTGATATTAATATCCGTCTGCGTAGACTGCACCCCGTTATTAGTCCGAACTACGTGCTCTATCAGGTCAATTGTGTCTACCGGCAGGGGATAAGTTACCTGTCCTTGAACGAGTGGGATCTGCCCCTCTTCAATCGTCCAAAGATTTACGCCTCGATTAGACCACTCGATAGTCAACAGATTTAGACTTCTTCTAGCCGTGCGGACGTTATAACCCGAACGCACCTCTGAACCAGCACGCTCAAATGCCTCCTCAATGAGGTCATTGAGGTTTAAGTTAAACAGTTCGGTTCCAGTTGTTGTGCTCATTTTATTTTCCTATACGGAGCAACTTTTTTAGCCACGCCTTTAGGTTGTGGAACAAACTGCTTTCCGGCTGCTTTACCGGCTCGCTTGGCACGGGTGGTCGCGGCGTACTCTTGCGAGGAGAGCGCTTTGATGGCGCTGCTTGGGAGATATCTTTCCCCTGTAGCCTGCGATCCTTGCGTAGAAGGTTTGCCACTTTTAGTTCTCCACTTTTGATCAGTCCACGCCTTTAGGGATTGTTGAGACTTCGCCAATCCACCACCAGCCATCTTTTTCTTACGTCCAGCACAATGCGCTTTTTCCGAAAACCCTTTTGGGTTGTCGCAGTCAACCGCTTTTTTGCGCTTGTCCGACCACTTCACTTGTACCCACCACCAGCCTTTTTGTACTGCAAGGCCAACATTTGTGCCTTACGGGCACTCCATTGACCCGGAGCACCCCCCTTGCCGCCAGCCTTAATGCGCTCAAATATAGACTTACGCATGCCGGGTTTGGTGTAATTACCAGCCTCGTTAACCCGAGACTCACCACCCTCAGCAAACATCTCAACGTCTTGCGGTTTGTCCTTCCGCTTAATCGTCTTAGCCTTTGGCATTTTAGAGGGGTTCATAGCCCCCATCCCACGGCTGGGTCTCATTTAGCACTTACCGCCGTTACTCATTTTTACCGCCTTACCTTTAGTTTTACCTTTTTTAGCAATACCATCAGCGGCTTTGTGTCCAGCGGTTAGACCACCAGCCCTCATTTTGCCTTTACCGTCACCAACAAAAGTAGGTTTGCCATCTGGCCCCATCGGCATGCCACCAGCACGCATCTTCTTCATACCGGCTTCTTTCATCTCATGCTTGAGCATGGACTTGGGGGCGCCCTTTTTCTTCATAAAGGACACTTCCTTCTTCATCATTGCCTTTGACTCTTTCATAACTCCACCTTCCTTTTTAGTGAACTCTTTACCTACGGACGTTGGTACGCCCACCTTTTTAGCAAACTTTGGGTTATTAGCCACCGCTTGCATAAATCTTTCTTGCTTGGCTGATACGCTAGGCACGAGTTTTACCCCGAATCGCTATGCCATCAGCACGTTTAGAAGCCGTCATTAATCCACCAGCCTTAGCAATCTTGACCACAGGTTTAGCCTTTCTTGAAGGTTCTGTAGGTTTGAGTGTTTCTACACCTTCGTCTACGCTTTTCTTTGGCAATCTATATTTTGACTTACCAACAGAAGCATCGCCCGTAGTATCTAGTTTTTCTCTTTCCTCGCTTTGCTTTTTTTCCATGAGTTCATCATAGATCTCATCGTGGTCACGAACCATCACACAATCCTCCCGCGAGTTTTACCTCGTTGAGCACACCCGTCAGCACGTTTAGATGCGGAAGATTTAACCATGCCGCCCTTTTTACGGGTAACTAGCGGTTGAGGATTTTGAGGAGTGTCTCCAGTTGCAGCGGCTTGTTCTTTTGCCCGACGCTCTTCTTCCTTATCTTTATATTGATCTTTGTAAAGAAGTCCGGGGATCAGACCTAAACCAAACCCACGATTTTCTTTACCAAATGCTCCGGACAACGCTGCTGGAATTAATCCCAAACCTTTTGAAATTGATTTAAAAGAAGCCATTACACAATCCTTCCTTTGGTCTTACCCCGTTGAACACACCCGTCAGCAGCCTTTACGTAACCACCAGCCCGCTTTTTCTCAGGCGTGGGTTTCTTGGCTACCTCTTCTCGGGTTTTCCCTTCGTACTCTTTCTGTTGGGTAAAACCCATGTTATCAACAAGTTCACTTCCCTTAACCAAAACACTTTTTAATACGCCATCTGGCATATTCTTTTTGATATAAGCGGTGCGACCCTCAACTGGTGGTTTATCAGCCATAACTACACCATTTTTCCGCGAGTCTTACCACGTTGGGCACAACCATCGGCACGCTTGGAAGCAGAGCCAACCATTCCGCCTTTTTTCATACCCATTGCTTTACGTTTTTCTTCGGCTTGTGCTTCTTTAGTAGCACGTTTATAGGCTTGCCTATCTAAAAACGAACCTTCTGCTTTTGCAACAGAGCGATCACTAAGATTTGTTCTCGGGACTGGACTTGGAGAGCGCCGTGCAAGACGTTCTGTTTCATCGCCCGTATCAGCCATACGTGGTGAACGTGCCGGAGCAGGAGTAGAGGCGGCGGCAGGGGCCTTTTTACCACCAGCCATTTCCGTTGTGTACTTTTTACCCATGTACTCAAACGTCTTATCGCCACGACCACGAGCAGATTTAAATGCTTCACCAAAAGAGGCTGCTTTCGCAGGGGCAGCAGAGGCATCTGGTTTTTCTGCATCAGCCTTTTCACGGGCTGCGGCACTTATTAGATTTTTGTAATCATCAGAGGACTCGTAATCACCTTCGACACTCATCCCTTCCTGATAACGCTTAGTTTTCATCTTTTTCATTTCTTACCCCTTCTGCATAAGGAGATCAATTTTTGCTTCAAGTTTGTTAAACCGTTGGTCAATGTGGTCAACAAATTTGTCCATTTCTGCTTGAGTGACGTTATCACGGGCCACCTCTTCTCTAGTTTTGTTAATCAAAATGTTGAGTCTCTGTATTTCAGATGCCTTTTCATGCCCAATATAGGCTAAGACACCCAACAGTACGGTCAACACCATATTCCAAAGCATCATCTCCATATCAACACTTCCACGCCCGTAGGCTCTTGTTGATACGGCTGTTTGGATCGTTAGCGGTTTTAGCGCTGGTTAATTTCTTTTTCATACCTGTCATCCGGGCACAGAAAGATTTCTTACGAGCGCCACCTTCTGGTTGAGGAGCCTTCAGGCCGGGCTTACCGGGGTTAGCGGCGTTGTACGATGCCCGCCCTTTGGCGTTTAGCCCACCTTTTGGGTTCTTACCTTCTTTGCGTTGCCACGCAGGAGTCTTAGCCATAGAACAAAGTCACCGAAGCGGTGTTAACAACTGTTCCATGTAAAGCACCTTCTTTCGCAAGAACGCCTTCACCGGGAATTGGAATGATCGTATACCCCGCGCTACTAGCCGCTGAGGTTTCTATAGTCATAATTACATTGCCGCCAGAACCACCTTCACGGACTACCACAGACCCAGCGTCAGTACCATTTTTACAGTAAATGGTTTTAACACGGCAACGAGGAATATCGTTATTGCCTTGATCTTTAAAGTTACCCGTAAGCCCCAGCGGTTTTGTCGCTAGTACGTCATATTGCATTGTTGCCATTTTGGTTCTCCGTATTTGTGGTTTCTAACTTAGCAAGTCTGGTCTTTAATTCCAAAATTTGCTTTGCTTGAACAGCCACTAGGCCCATAACATGATCTCGTTGGGATTCCAGAAGTTCAAGCATTGCCTGAACCTCTGGGTCTTTATGAGTCAGCATTAGGTCTGAGTACCAACAACAACCCAAGTTGGGTTGGAGATAGCACCCGTGTTGATATACAGAACACCAGATGTCGAATCGACATACAAGGAACCCGTACCAGCAAAGTTGTCACCCGTAGTGCCATTAACCGGAGCACCCGCATCGACCATGATTACAACGTCATCTTCCATACGGATATTGGCTTTTTTGTAGGGAATAACGCTGGAAGGGCC